TTTTTTCTTTAGTAGTTCCGGCTTCATTATCATCTCCATAGCTTATATTCATAACAGCATTTTCGAAGATTTGAAGTAAATACCAAAAGTCATTATTCTTGTAGTTTTCATATTCAGAATCAAAATCTTTTTTTATACCAAGCTTTTTGCACACCTTATCCCATATGCTTTCTTGCTTGTGTACTTCAGTTTCAATCAATTCGCTTGCAAAACCATAAAGAGAATAACCAGTATAGGTTCCGTCATCAATCTCTTTAATAATTTCTTTATCCGGTTCAGTTACAAGAATCCATGAACCTTCTGGAATAAACTGTTCACCCATAGTCATATCAAACAATGAACAATAAATTTCCCTTACAATACCTGCTCCAGGAATTTTTTGATGTTCTGCATCGATAAGTCTGTAATTTTCTTGAAAACCATGTTGTGCTTTTTGAATTTCACTTCTTGACATAAAATGTCCCTGAGAATCTTCTTCTCCTGGCGAGTAAACAACACCATAAACAAGTCTTGGATTATATTCGCTTTCTTCTACGTCTTCACGTTTTTTGCGTATAATAATATTTACTTGTTTTTCAACATTCGGTTCTACATAATCCTCAGAATCAGATTTTATAAGGAAAAACTTTCTCTTATTTGAACCTTTGGCAACATAAGAAACAAACTCAACTGTTAATCCTTTAATTTCTTTAGGCATATTTTCCTCCAAGTTGTAAAAGTAACTTGTTTATCATCTTATAACTCCTTGAGTTTTTGTATAACATTATCATGGATGTTTTAGTAACAACATTTTTTTATTTGTCAACCTTTATTAAAAAAAAGCAGATACTCTTTTACAAGTAAAAGTAACACCTTATTTAACAAATTCATTTGAAATAACAAATTAATCCAGTATTTTTCCATAATTTTATCCTTATTTGATAAAAAATATAAATAAATTAATAAATTTTAGTTCTTAATTTCTTTAGGATTTGATTCTTTTTCGTTGCTATTTACTTCATCTACACCATCAGGAGTTGTTTCTTGGTCAACATCAGTTCTTAAATCGCCAGAAGTATTAACATCTTTTTCTTTACTGTTTACCGCTTTCTTGCCATGAATTTTTTCCGGTTTATCGAGTTCGCGTCTAATCTCCTGTATAGTCTCAACCGGATTACCTTCAACATCAACTATTCCAGAATAAATCTTGTGTATTACAGCATCATCTTTTGCGTTTGTAATATCAATACTTCTAAACTTAAATTCTGGACTAAAATCTAAATTAAATAAAGCCATTAACATTGAGTTTATAAAATTTTCAACCTTTTTCTTTCTGTAATTAATACTAATTTCAACAAAGGTCTTTAACTCACCAATGGATTCACCACCACCACCCATACCACCACCTGAAACAATACCAAGCAATTTTGGCGGAACCGGTCCGTGTGCTCTTGCAATTTCATCTCTGTTCTTTTCGGTTTCATCAAGAAAACTTCCATCCATCGATTTAGACAATTCTTTAATTTCAAGTTTTGCGTTTTCTTCTGCAACATAAAGAATAAGAAGTTTATGGGCGTTTTCAACACCCTTAAATTCTTTTCCCATATACTCTCTTACCGATTTCCTTTGTGGCTCAGACCATTCAACACCGGTTGCTAAAATTGCAGCAGCAGGTCTTGCATCATTCTTAAAGAAATTAATTCCAAACTCCTTTATCGCAATATTTTCAATAATTGCACTTAAAGCAGAAATATACTTTGGAACTCCGTAAAAAGACGACTTTGGTGAATATCCTTTTAAATGACCTAAATATCTTAAATTTGGTTTTATTGGTCCAGTTACTACATCATATCGCTTCTTACCATGCTGTGGATGAATTTGATACCAACCAAGAACTTTATCAGTAGGTTTCTTGCCGACTAACTTTGCTTCTGCATATATATCTCTTGCTTGCATGTGAAACATATTTTTTCTATTTCCTATTTTATGCAAAAGAACATGTGCATCATCAAATACTTCAAAATCAACAATTACTTTTTCAAGGATGTCGTCAAAAGTTTCTTCATAATTTGTGTTTGGATTTAAAACCCAAGACTTTATTAATTTCATTTTCCTTGTATCACCGTCATGTAAAAATTCATAACCGCGACCAAGTATTAAAGACTTCTTTATCTCTACACACGCTCTATGTGTTGCATCCATATCTAAAATTTCCGATAAAGCAAGTCTATTTACAGGATGTTTTATTATCCCATCTGTTCTTGAAATAAAATTCCGCATATCTGAAGGAAGTGTTTCAAATTTCACTATCTCTTTCATTTCAGAACTTACTATTTCAACATTTAAATCTTGATATTCAACTGGCATTAATATACCTCCACCTGCATTTGTGAGCTGATTTTTACACCAACTAATTTTACCATTAAAGTTAATGAATCAGGAGCATCATCATTAGCACTTTTTCCATCTTTTCTATAATGAACAAGATTATACATAAATTTTGCATAATCAGATTCTTTCTCATATTCACCTTCTTCTAAAAAATGAAAATGTTCAAGTATAATACCAGAACAGCCCATGATTCTAACGTGTTTGTTAGACGAAGTATTTTCGCTTTTAATTCTTGATCTTACATAATCTTTAACATCTCGTTCTATCATTGTTGCAAACATTTTTCCACCACTGTTAGATTCAAATAAAACTTTTACCGGCAAAATGTCAAGAAACATTTTAACAATACTTCCTTCTGTTGTCTTTGTGTCTTCTTGTGTAAATACAACATCGGTTATATAAACATCTTTACCAAACACCGCTGCGGCAGGTGCAGAAAGATAATCTGTACCGGTATCTGCGAAGTCTACTGTAATATATTTTACAATAGTATTACGAAGTTCGCTTCTTCTAAACCTATTTAATCTATCTTCAGGAAACATTCTTCCGGACCGTGGTGATGGTTCTTGCTGAAATTGTGAATCCCAAATACGCATCATATTGGCTTTACGATGCACTTCCCTTTCTCTATGTAAAACTTCAGTAGATACCATAGCTTCACAACAAGACTTATCATCTTTATCAAGTGCCGGAAATACAAAATGCTTCCATGGTCCGCCATGTTCGATATCACCCTCAACTTCAAGTAATTTACCAGTAATATCATTTTCTGCACTTCTTGTCATTACAACTATTTCTGGCGTATTCTCAATATCTGCTTTACGCTTTCTGTGGGTATGAAAATATGTTTCCCAAACTTTTTCATGTACATTATCGGAAAGAGTTTCTACTTCATCTTTACTTGGGTCATCGAGAATAAGGGCTATGTTGCAACCTTTTCCTTTGGCTCCACCTAACATACCAGAACAGCTATAAGCAACCTCTCTCGAAGTCTCTAAAGCCCACATTCCTACACCCTGCTGTCTACGATTAAGATTTATATTAGGAAAAACTCTATGATAAAGTTTTGTAACCTCTAATACCTTCCCTGGCAAACCTATAATTTTTCTTGCATCTGTTGAAAATTTATTTGCAAGACTTTCCGCATAGGTGTTTCTCATTATTGAGCCGGCAGGAAAATATCCATACATCCACACACACCACATGGTTAATAAATATGACTTACCTACTCTCATAAGTAAATTTACAATGACTTTTTTCCATTTTCCTTGCGAAACTTCTTGAAGAATATTCGCGAGATTTCTGAGCAATTCCTTTTTATCGTAAAAATATTCCGAATCCATATACTTACAAAAACTCCAAAAACCTTCAGGTGTATACAAACCAAATTTTTTTTGTATTCTTTTTATTCTTTCAATCCTACGCTTTGCCAAATCGCTTTCTGCATTTCCCATATCAGTATGATAATTTTGTATCAAACCTCTACCTCCCCATCTTCAACTGTTATTTCTCCAGACTTTATTTGTTTTATAGTATCTTCCATACGTTCACATTCATCATCCGTCATGTCTTCTATTGGTTTATTTAAATGAAGTATTAATCCTCTCATTGTTGGTTGTCCTGTAAGCTGTTCTCTTATTTTAAGCAAATCAACCATTTCTTTCGTATTTAAAACAACGCTTTTTTTATCCTTTTTAATTTCTTCCATTATATTGTTAAACGATACTGAAAGTATTGTATCAATAGATTTAACATATTGCATTCTTCTTTCTGCAATTTTATTTATTTCTTTACCTCTTAATTCACTTTTTACAACATCATAAACACTTTGCCTGTATTCATTTTTTTCTTTAACCCAATTATTATCTTTAGCTCTTTTTGCAAGTGTTGGAAATGGAACTTTAAATTCAATCGCTAATTTTCTCAAAGAAGGGTTATCATTACGTGCCACATAATTCATTTTTATATTAGACCATTCAGAATCGGAAAGTTTATTATATTTCATTTACTTTTAAACCTATATATTTAACATTATCACTACGTACTGGACTATTGCCAGTAAATTGTAAATATCTTTCTAAAATAACATCACAATATCCTGGTTCAATTTCCATCATAAGACATTTACATTTCAACTCCTCGCATGCAATAAGTGTAGAACCAGAACCACCATATAAATCTACAACAACAATATTTTTTTTATTATTATTACGAATAGCCCTTCGTGCAAGTTCAACCGGTTTTTGTGTTGGATGAATATAATTAACTTCTTTATCTATTTCCCAAACATCACTATCGCTTCCACTAAAACCTCCCCAATAAAAGCATAATTCGTATTGTCTCCTATAACCACGCCCCATACCAATATTGTTCTTTTTCCAAACAATAACATCTCTTGGAATACTTTTTAATTGCATTAATATTTGATAATTTCCCCAAATATACATTTCGTCTGCTTGCATATCTGCCTGTATAATTACATCATAAAATTTAATTATATTTTTATCGTCATCGCCAGTAACCGAATTAAACTTTCCGCTTCTACCAGCATAACCACCAAGTCCATAGGGTGGATCGGTAAATACCGTGTCTACTTTATCGCCACCAATTAATTGTTTAACATTTTCTTTAATAGTACAGTCATTACACAACAATCGATGTTCACCAAGTTGCCATAAATCTCCAGTCTTACATATACTCTCAACATTTTCTGGAATATCATCTTCTCTGTCATCTACTTCATCTTCATCAATATCTATTAACAATATATCAAGCTCTGGAATTTCAATATCATTTATATAATTAAGTTCTATATTAAACTCTTTAAAAAATTCCGTTTCACTATTTATAACACCATACCTTGAATTGATTTGTAAAAGTTTTTTACCAGCATCCGTTTTATCTTTTGCTTCAACAAGAACATATGGAAGTGGTGGTATTTCATATCCATCTGATTCAAGTTTTATCAATGCCTTCTTTGTTTGATGTCCATCCATTATAAAATACTTACCATTATTTAACCACAAGAATTTGGGTATGAAAATTCCGTTGTCTATTATAGAATTACAAAGTCTGTCTAAATTACTTTCATCAATAGTTTTTAAATCACCTTGTAAATCTTCAAACTCTGCATACTCGATTACTGGCAACTTCATTGGATTAGAAACTTTAATTGCTTTCATTTTATTCCTCTATAAATAAATTTTTAAGAGAACATTTCATTGGTTGTAATGATTTATTAAATGTCAATACTGCAATATAAATTTTTCTTGTAAATATAATTTGCAACCATTCAATAAAAGAAACCTTCCAACAACTAACAATTAAACCATCTTCTGCTTTATATACAGGCAATGGCAAATACGGTTTTTGGTTTTTTGCAATTATACAATTTTGTCCTTTAAACTTTACTGGTTTCATTTTATTCCTTTATTAATTTTTTTGCGGCTTTTTTTGTTAATAAATTACCATTCTTTATTAAATTTTTCAACATTGCTTTTTCTATTATATTATCTATTTTTTCTACTCTTTTCTGTATACCTAATAAATATTCAACTTCTTCTTTTATTACACATACCACTCCAACATGAAAAAGATATCGCATAATTGTTTTTGTCATCCAACCTTTATCTATATCTTTTTCAAAGAACACCGGTTTATCCCAACGGTCTAAATAACAGTTCCAACTTATATCATCTTTTCCAAAATAATAATTAGTTCCAGCAATTATAATACCATCCTCTACAATAGCAATTTTATATTTCTCAAACGTCTTTAACACTGAAGGTAAAAATTCATCAAGAGTTGAACCCGATGCTATATAAATATCACCAAAATAAGTTCTTTTACTTTTCATCTATCCCCTTTAAATTGATTTTGTATTTATCATATAAATTTCTAAAATTATAATCAAACATATCTAATAAAAACTTTGGAATTTCATTTCCATTAAATGCAAACCTTGGATTAATATAAAACATACTATTTTGAAATACACACACCTTTAAAAGCATTCCATATTTTCTCATTAAAAACAACACCCTATAACCTGCCTGTCGTCTTAATCCAAGATACTTTATTAACATTTCTGCTGTAAGTGCAGTAGTTTTATTAACCCTATTTTTTAATATTATACTATTAGTACCTTCTTCTAATAAGAAACAAAATTTTAAATAATAGTAGTTCATTTTATAAGCACCTGGAAATGGTTCTTTTACAAATATATGTAAAGTTTCGTTTTTTATATTCATAGTTTCATTAATAATTTTCATATAATTACATTATGTATAATAATACCGAGGAGTGTCAATAAAACAATTTAATTTATCATTTTATCCCTTCATCCACATTTATTTATAGCCCCAAATGTACCCATTACCACAAAACCTGTAAAGGTTCTTAATTCTAAAACCATACCAAAAGGTTGTATTTTATAACAAACGCCCAGCAAGTGAGCTAAACAAAAAATTATCATTTTTAATACAAAACTTTCCATATGCTTTTCATATGATTAATAATAGAGCAAGGGCATGAAAAAACATATAAAAAAGTATCACTTTATAATGAATTAATATTAATAGTATACTAAATCAGGTAGGTTTTTTTGTATGTATTTATAGATAAAAATATGATTAAAATGTATTAAAAAAGTATATAAATATACCTAAATAAGTATGTATAAATACCTATAAAAGTGATTGTAAAACTATAAAACAACTATAAAAGGTATGTGTTATGTCATATAAAAGTGCCTATAAAAGAATACCCAAAACAATTAAAAAGTGCTCACCCAAAGCCATTAAAATCAAATTTAGCACAGGAAGTTTTCATATGGTTTTAGTAATTCACCAGAGTATTTCAGAAAGCAGCAAGGGTTTTAGCGATTTCACCAATTACCCAGGAGTCATGACTTCGATTAGAACTTTTAA